TGTAAAAGTAAAAGCTGATAAAAAAACTGAACCAGTTAAAAAAACTAAAAAGGCTGGTACAACAGGAGACCCAGTAATGGATGAATACAACTCAAGAAAAGCAAAAGAAAATAAAAAAGATAAAACTAAAGAAAAAGATAAAACTAAAAGCAACGCAAGCGGTTCTGCTATGATGAAAAAGGGTGATCCAAACCCTACTCCAAAACCTAAAGCTAAAATGCGAACGGATGCTGAAATAAAAAAAGCATATCCAGGAGCCGTTAAAGTTAAAGGAAAAATAAATACCTATAAATACAAAGGAGCTACGCTAAATCCAGCTAGATTTCCAGTTGAAAAAAAAGGTAAAACAGTTAAAGAAGCTATAAAGCTTAAAGATAAAAAATAGTGAAAAAAATATTAGAATTTTTTAGTACAAAAGTCTTCAAACAAGTTGGTGATGTGGTTGACAGCCTATTCACCAGCGAAGAAGAACGGCTAGATGCTAGGAATAAGATATTTAAAGTATTACAAGATGCTCAGTTAGAACTGCAAAGAATGCAAACTGAGATTATAGTAGCTGAAGCTAAAGGTAATTGGTTACAAAGAAGCTGGAGACCAATACTAATGCTTTCGTTTGGTTTCATAATAATATATACAAAATTCATATCACAGTTATCTACACATTTAATAACACCTGTTTTAGAACCTGAATTCTGGCAATTGTTAGAAATAGGTATTGGTGGTTATGTTATAGGTAGAAGTGGAGAAAAAATTGTGGACAAACTAGGGCCGCTATTCAATAAAAATAAATAAATAAAAAAATGGGAATATACAGAGTAACAAACGGAGCGGTAGGTAAAGCTTTAGCTATAGCTGGCGGTACTGCCACTATTTCAGCTCCATCTGCGTGGCTTTTTGAAAATCAATCTGGAACATTAGGTACTAATTTAACCGGTTCTTTAATATACGCTGGAGGCGCTGGAAGTATTATAGCTATACTATCAGGCACAGTTGGCGAACAAGGAGTAGTAACCGCATTAAACTTAGCACCGGTATTTCCGTCTAATCCAAGTTACGCTGGATTTGCAGCAGGCTCTGGTTATGTACAAGCGGATGCAGTTGCTACAACAGTTGTAACTACTGTACCTAACTCACCAGCAACTATACCGGGTGGGTTATCAGTAGATATTACAGTACCATTACCAGCAACAAATGCGTTAACCCCAGGAACAGGATACAGTATTGGAGGTTTTACAGTAGTGCAAGCAGGCGGATTGGCTGGAAGTATTTTAAGTATTGGCGCGGGAGGTGCAATAGCAACTTTTGAAATAACAGATGGAGGAGTTGGTTATAAAGTTAATGACGTGCTAACAATAGTGCAAGCCGGTGGGAGCAATGGAGCTATAACTTTAGCTTCTGCACCAAACGGAGCGGTAACAGAAATAGCAATTTCACCTGGTAAAGCAGGAACATTTTATTCTGTTGGAGATGTTGTAACCATAGATCAAAATGGAACCGGCGATGAAAGTAATTGTAAATTTGTAATAAGGTCTGTTATTGACAGGTTACCTGTAGCTGCAGATGCAATTGAGTTTCTTGGTGTTCAAGCAGGAACAATATTACCTGTTGCAGTTGATTACGTATTAGCTACATCAACAGCTACAGACATGATAGCGTGTAAATAGTACATATACGTGTAACTATATATTATATAATAACAATTAAATTAAATAAAATGGCGAAAGCAAAAAAGATTACAAAGAAGGAATTAGAATCTATTAAAGATGTTCAACAGAAAACAAACGCTATATTACTAGACGTAGGTTATTTAGAAGCTCAAAAAACTGGATTAATGGGCGCTCATGCTCAAGCATCTAAAGAATTGCAAGTTATCAAAACTGAACTAGAAGAAAAATATGGTCAGGTTAATGTGGATTTAAAAGATGGTAGCTATACTGTTATTGAGACACCAGATGTTGAAGAAGTTAAGGAAATGGAAGTTGTAAAATAATGGACGCAGTTGTAAGAAAAATCAGTATAGGTTCTGACTATAAAAATGACGCTATGCACTATGCTGTTGGACAGCAAGTGTACGGGGGTCATATTATTTCAGCAATACTACACGATCCAACATTAAATTCTTACAGTATATTCATAAAAAAAGAAGACGAGATTATGCCATGGAAGAAGTTTAACTCTAACATGGCAATATCCGTTGAATATGATTTAGAATATTAATGAGAAGTTTATACGACTTCATCATCAAACCATTGGGTGATAGATACGAAAACGAAATAAAAGTTGGAGATAAAACTTTAGTTTTAAATACTAAAATAGAGAATTGGAAAGCTGTTAACAACTTAGCTGTTGTTGTTGAAACTCCTAAAGCTTTTAAAACAAATATAAAAAAAGGTGACACAATAATAGTACATCAAAATGTTTTTAGAGTATTCTATGACATGAAAGGTGCTAAGAAAAATAGCAGATCATATTTTCAAGATGGTCTATATTTTTGCGCTATTGATCAAGTGTATTTGTATAAGAATACAGGGGATTGGAATTCATTTGGAGACAGATGTTTTGTAATGCCTTTAAAAAATAAAGACTCTTTAAGTCTTGATAAAGAACAAAAGCTTATTGGTATACTAAAATACGGCAATAGCTCCTTAGAAGCGCTTAAAATAAGCTCAGGGGATGTTGTTGGGTTTACACCAAACAGTGAATGGGATTTTATTATAGATAATGAAAGAGTTTATTGTATGAAATCTAATGATATTGTAATTAAGTATGGACACGAAGGAAACGAAGTTGAATATAATCCAAGCTGGGCAGAAAGCAGTTGAAGAATTAATTAAAGTAGCTAAAGAAGCTATTGTTGATTCAGGTGATGATATAACTGCTGATAGATTAAAAAACGCAGCGGCTACAAAAAAACTAGCTATATTCGATGCTTTTGAAATACTTAATAGAATTGAAACAGAAGAAGCGTTATTAAATGAAAATCCTAAAGAAGTAAAAGAAGAAAAAGCTTTTAAAGGATTTGCTGAAGGGAGATCAAGATAATGTACGAACAAACTTTATACTCAATAGTTAAAGATCACGTAAAGCCTAAAGTATTAAATAGGCTTAATAGATATAAAAAATGGGAGTACGGATATAATAAAGAGCATGACCTTATAGTTATAAGTAAAACCGGTGAGATCGGTGATATATGTAACATACAAGGATTGCTTATAGGTTTACCTAAAGAAAAAGAAATAACAACGTTTACATCTAATAGATGGGAATACCAACAGTATCCAAAAGAATTAAGTAGAATTAAATCAGTATTTGATTGGGATGAACATCCGGTTGAATTTAAAGAAAAATGGTATGACTATATTGACACAGAGTTTAAAAGGCGTGAAGAAGGTTTTTGGTTCTTTAATAAAGACAAGCCTACTTATATTACTGGTACTAACTACATGTACCTGCAGTGGTCCAAGATTGATGTTGGGCAGCCAGACTTTCGTGAATCAAACAGATTATTCTATTTATTCTGGGAGGCTTGCAAGGCAGATGCAAGATGCTACGGAATGTGTTATCTTAAGAACAGACGTTCCGGGTTTTCGTTCATGGCATCAGGCGAGACTGTTAATCAAGCCACGATATCTACCGACTCAAGATTTGGCATACTTTCAAAGTCTGGGCCAGATGCAAAGAAAATGTTTACTGATAAGGTCGTACCCATATCAGTTAATTACCCCTTCTTTTTCAAACCAATACAAGACGGAATGGATCGTCCGAAAACGGAACTCGCGTACAGAGTCCCGGCGTCGAAATTTACCCGTAAGAAACTTGACTCCAACGAGAAACTACAGGAGATCACAGGTCTCGACACGACGATCGACTGGAAGAACACGGGTGACAACTCGTACGATGGGGAGAAACTCAAACTACTCGTCCACGACGAAAGCGGCAAATGGGAACGCCCGACGAACATCCTCAACAACTGGAGGGTTACGAAAACGACATTAAGATTAGGTTCTAGAATTATAGGAAAATGTATGATGGGGTCAACCTCAAATGCATTAGATAAAGGTGGAGCTAACTACAAAAAACTATATTATGATTCCAACATTGAAAAAAGAAACGCCAATGGGCAGACTCGCTCAGGATTATATTCTTTGTTCATACCTATGGAATGGAATTACGAAGGATACATTGATTCTTATGGATTTCCTGTATTCAACACGCCAAAAAAGCCAACTGAAGGGCCTAATGGGCAGGTAATAGATTTAGGTGTTATTGATTATTGGCAAAATGAAGTTGATGGTTTAAAAGAAGATCAAGACGGTTTAAATGAATTTTATCGTCAGTTTCCAAGAACAGAAGAACACGCTTTTAGAGATGAAGCAAAACAATCTTTATTTAATTTAACTAAGATATACGAGCAGATAGATTATAACGCTGATTTAAAAAACACAGCTGTTGTTACTACCGGAAGTTTTCAATGGGAAAACGCTGTACCTGATTCAAGAGTTATATTTATACCTAACAAAGATGGTAGGTTTAAAGTTTCTTGGGTACCACCTATTGAATTACAAAATAGAATGTTGATTAGAAGTGGTAGAAAATATCCTGGTAATGATCACTGCGGTGCTTTTGGATGTGATAGTTATGATATATCTGGTACTGTAGATGGTAGAGGTTCTAATGGATCTTTACATGGACTAACTAAGTTCAGTATGGAAAACGTTCCGCCAAATCATTTCTTTTTAGAATATATAGCTAGACCACAAACTGCTGAGATATTTTTTGAAGATGTATTAATGGCTTGCGTATTTTACGGTATGCCTTTATTAGCAGAAAATAATAAACCTAGATTACTTTATCATTTTAAAAGAAGAGGTTATAGAGGCTATTCTATGAATAGACCTGACAAACTAAAGCTATCAGTAACAGAAAGAGAAATAGGTGGTATACCTAACTCAAGTGAAGATATAAAGCAAGCTCACGCGGCTGCTATAGAAACTTATATAAATACTAGTTTAGGATTACTTGAGACTGGTTATGGAACTATGTACTTTCAAAGAACATTAGAAGACTGGGCTAGATTTAATATTAACAATAGAACAAAGCACGATGCATCCATAAGTTCTGGATTAGCATTAATGGCTTGTAACAAAAATAGATATATACCTAAAAGTAAAATTGAACACAAAGCAATTGATTTAGGTATTAAACGATACGACAATAAAGGCGGTATGTCTAAAATAATAAGATAAATGAGAATACAGACTAACACTAACAGTTCATTTCCAAGCCAAGTAGTAAGCGAAGCAGAGAAATCTAGCTTAGATTACGGTATACAGGTAGGTAGAGCTATTGAGGGAGAATGGTTTCAGGAAGGCAGAGCTGGTAATAGGTATGTTCAATCTTATGCTACTTTCCACAGGCTAAGACTATACGCTAGAGGAGAACAAAGTGTTCAAAAATATAAAGATGAATTATCAATAAATGGTGATTTGTCTTATCTTAATTTAGACTGGAAGCCTGTTGCAGTTATATCTAAATTTGTAGATATAGTTGTTAACGGAATGTCTAACAAGTCATACGACATTACTACATTTGCTCAAGATCCTTTTTCTGTAAAGAGTAGAACAGATTATGCTGCTGCTATTGAACAAGACATGAATACAAAACCAATGCTTGAAAACATTAAGCAAGAGTTGGGTATGGACATGGCTCGCACAGGAAATCTAGAAGATTTACCAGAAAGTAAAGAGGAGTTGGATATTCATATGCAAATGACTTATAAACAAAATGTTGAAATAGCTGAAGAAGAAGTTATTAACAATGTTTTGTCATTTAATAAGTATGATCAGACTAAAGCAAGAATAGCTTATGACTTAGCAGTATTAGGTATTGGAGCTAGTAAAACAAGATTTGATCAATCAGAGGGTATTAGAATTGAGTATGTAGATCCAGCTCGTATTGTTTATTCATACACTGAAGATCCAAACTTTGAAGACATATATTATGTTGGTGAAGTAAAAGCTGTAAGTCTTGCAGAACTTAAAAAGCAGTTTCCAAATATACCAGACGAAGAATTACAGAGAATACAAAACATGCCAGGTAACTCTCAGTATGTTACCGGATGGGCTAATTATGATTATAACACCGTGCAGGTAATGTATTTTGAATACAAAACCTACATTGATCAAGTATGGAAGATAAA